ATCGTCGGTCTCGTTTACTTCTGTGATACCACTATTCATTCGCCAAGAGCTGCCATCTAAGTAACCGCCAGAAGTGCCAACAAGCAGACGATAGTGAGGGTCGTCACCTTTCATCTTGATAACTACCCAGTTGTCACAGTTATATTCACTCATTACTTCTCTCCTTTAATCCCAAAGACTTTCAAAGTACTTTCCAAACAACTTGAACCCGTTGTTCATACGTTCTTGATGTATTTTCATTGCAGCACGGTCAACACGAAAGGTATCGTTGGGTCCATGTTTCATAACACTGTAACCTTCTTCATCAGCATCTTCAAAGTAGAAGTCAGACTCACCGCTGTAGTATTGCTCTTCCCAGTCGTAATTCTTTTGATGAAAAGACCAAATCATCTCATTTAGCACCCAAGTCCACCGTTCGTGGTGAGTGTCGTCAGTACCTCCAAGCCAGTTGCCGTTGATGTCCACGCTGTCAGATTTTGGTTTAAGGTCTGGCGGACAGTCATCCACATCTACGTAAGGTGCGCCATGCTTTGCTAGGGCTAGCTTTACAAGCATTGGTTCAATAATCATAGCAAGAGTGTGATCCATTGACCAGATGTCGTAGTCATCTATCTGTATGCTTGTTTCTCGTTCACCCTCGTCTGAGTATGGTCCAATATTAACTTTCATTTTCCTACTCCTCTTGCTTCTTCAGTTCAGCTTCATACGCAGCACGAGCAGCATCATAAGCACCACGAGCAGCACGAACAGCATCCCAAGCATCCTCAGCAGCATCAGCAGCAGCATCCCAAGCAGCATAAGCATCCTCAGCATCACCCTCAGCAGCATCATTAGCATCCTCAGAAGCATCCAGAGCAACATAAGCAGCATCACGGGCAGCTTTCAGGTCTTCAAGTTTAGTCATTTTCTTTTTCCTTTTGCTTCTTTAGTTTAGCAGCATTAGCAGCGTACCGAGCAGCATTAGCAGCATTATCAGCCGTGCAACTTTCTCAGCAGCACGAGCAGCACGAGCAGCACGAGCAGCATCACGAGCAGCATCACTGGCAGCCTTTAGCTCTTCAAGTTTAGTCATTTTCTTTCTCCTCTTGGTATTTTAGTTCAGCCTCATACGCATCACGAGCAGCACGAGCAGCAGCAGCGTTAGCAGCAGAACGAGCAGCATCAGCAGCATACCAAGCAGTATTAGCATCCTCAGCGGCAGCACAAGCCTCACGAGCAGCAGCACGAGCAGCATAAGCAGCAGCACGAGCAGCACGAGCATCAGCACAAGCCTCATCCACAGCAGCACAAGCATCATCGCGGATGTTGTAAGCGGCAACAATAGCCGCCTCATAAACAGCTTTTAGTTCTTCAAGTTTAGTCATTCTTCTTCTCCCACTGTTGTTGTAGTTTATCTAAGGTCACAGACGAGATAATTACTTCGTAACCCGCCAGAGGGCCTTCTAGAATCAAGGCGACCCCATACCCCGTGTGGCGTGAGTCTGCTTCAGTTAACACGATGTCAAGATCAACCTCGGCCTCAAACCCTTCAATCGTTGTGTAAACTCGCTTGTCCATACCACTCTCCTTCTATGTTATAGTAACGCTGGTAGATGTTTTCCAACCCAGCCTTGTCAGGATGTTTCCGAACCCACATACCAGTTGCAGGTTCAAAATGTTTTTTAAAGAAGTTATCCAGCTTACGATTACCAGTTGCTATAGCTGTGTCAACAAGGTAAGATAGCTTATCGTACTCTGCATCAGACAGTATGCTGTGGTCTTTATACTCATAAGCATAAGCAGCGACAGAGAGCCTTATTCGTAGCCCAACCTGATCGCTCTTAAGCGACATAGTAACGATCTTCTAGGCAAGTCCAAGCGTCACTGAGCAGGGCCTCGGAGTAACTTACCTCTTTAAACTCCCCCAAGAGTTCATCCTTTGTGTCAAGCTTGTTGTAAACAAGACAAGCCTGTACCGCTGAAGAACGAGGTGTTCGAGGGTTTAACTGAAGAAAACTCTCTTGGCTTTTAACATAGCCCGAGTTTAAGACATTCTCTACAAAGTCATTGTAGTCCATCATAACAATAGGTTCAAGATAACCTTTGTAATAGCCCATCCCGAGCTTTGGGTTATACGTTAGCTTATTCATTGCCCGCAAGGTATCTAGGTGACGATACAGTTTTGCAGCAAAGTGAATCTGCCAAGGGTTGTCGAAAGAAAAGATAATGTGGTTGTTGATAAGCTTAGTCATGTTTTTTTATCCTTTAAATTAGTGCACTTCGAAGTAGTCTGAGCCGACGTTACAATCGCCGCAGTCCATAATAGTAATACCATACTGTTTAGGTGCTTCTCGGAAACATTCCATAATAATTTCCCGTGCTTGTTCTGTTTGATCTTCTCGAACTTCTACTGAATGTTCATCGTGGTAGAAAAGTAAGTGACTAAAATCAATGTTTGCTTCCTTTAGCTTTTGATCAATCATTACCACAGTGGCTTTCATTACCACAGCCTCTGCACCTTGAATTAAATAGTTGAGTGCTTTGTGTTGGCTGTCTGTGAAGATTGGTCTGTCGTCTAAGCCAGGAATATACCCCTGTTCTTCCGCTATGTGCTGAACTTTTGAGATTAGCTTTTTAAGCTCAGGGAAAGCGTTAGTGAACTTGTTCTTTAGCTTTGTTCCTTCTTTCTCAGGGACATTAAGAATAGACCCAAGTTTTTTACCCCCTGCACCGTAGAGGTAAGCAAAGATAAAAGGTTTAGCTAAAGCTCTAGAACAACCCAGTACGTCAGCGTTTTTCTGATGAATGTCACCCTCAAGAACTTCTCTAGTGTAGTCAGGGTCTTTCATAAAGTGTGCAAGAAGCCTAAGCTGGCAACCAGCAGAGTCAGCGCTAACAATTTTGTAACCTGGTTTTGTTACAAACAACCTGCGGATTTCAGGCCCAAGGGTCGCCTTCCCGCTTGGCAAGTTAGCAATAATCTTGTGGGTTTGTCTAAAGGTAGGTGTACCTACGTTAAACACATCTCCATGAATACGCCCCTTCTTGTCAACATACTCAAACCAACCCTTCATAATAGAGTGACGGGACCGCAGAGTATAGTATTCCATCAAAGCCTGACCTACATCTCCAAGTCCTTCCAAGGAACTATCTGAGAGCTTTGGCGAGACTTTGATAAACTGGCCGTTGATCTTTTTCCAGTTCCACTCGTCCGGTTTCCATCCAAGACTATCAAGATACCTCTTAACAGTATCAGTGTTGCCGATGTCCCCAGTAATAAACTCAATTCGGTTGAACTCCCCCCAGACAGGGCAAGTATCAACAGTGACGCTATCATCAAGCTGAAACCAATTACGCATCCATGCAAGCGGTTTTCCAACTTTCGTAAACTTTGGTGATTTCGGGTCATTGTCTACTTTCTTTACTCTTGCAAGTAATTTGGGGTTAATGAAGTTTTCAATGTCCTTCATTTTATACTCTACATGCTGAACTAACTCCTTTGCCGCTGCTAAGTCAAACTGCCAACCTCCCTGACATTGTTCAACCATAATACGATCCATCTCCATCTCTAAGCGAAGTGCTTTTAAGATCTTCTTGGAGCCAGCCGCAGCGGCATACTTCTTTGTTTCTTCAATGAGATACTTGTAAACACGAGTCCCTAGTCGCACGTCTTGCTTCATGTACTCAAACATATCCTCGTTAAACTCTTCCCAACCTCCAGTGTAATCTCCTTTTTGATCCCCAAAGAAGTTACCCCAAAGCTTTAGGCTATGACCAAAGCCAAAACGACGGTAGTTAAGAACTTGAGACATTACTTTAGTACACTGCACCACTGCCTTCGGCTCCCAAGGTTTCTTGTAGTACTTTTTAGAAAGAATGTTTAGCGCTGGGATGTCATACCCCAACGCATTATGTGCTACAATAACCTCTGCTTTGTCTAACAAAACAAGGAACTCTGCAAACTCATAGTCCCTAAACCAATACTCTTGTCCTGTGTCTACATCAATGGCTCCTGCACAATGAAATTTAGATACTGTAGGTAAAAGGCCATTGGCCTCGATGTCAATTACAAGTTTCATAAGTTCTCCTAGCTTACTTGTTGGTTTTTATTTATTCGGTTAGCTTGCGCATCTCTGTTGCCATGTTAAACAACAGGTAGGCGAGTTGTTCAGCATACTCATCTGAGATAGCTCCTTCTAAAAACATTGCTGACCAATGCTCTAGAGACTCCGCCAAGTGCGTGTAATCCTTTCCGTCCATATCAAAGGTCATGTTTTTTAGTTCTTCAAACGTTACGTTGTTGTTGTTCATCGTTGATCTCCACTTCTGCTTCTTTGTAAAACTCATAGGATTTGTAGGCTTGGAAAATAGCCGCTCGTCTGGGCAAGTCATCAAACCGTTCGTACATTTTTGCCATACGCCTAATGTAGGCTAGCTCAACTTTCTTTAGCATTTGGAAGCCCTCTAATCTCTAACAACTCTTTGGTGGTTAGCTCACGAGTAACCTCGTAAACTTCTATATCTTCGATGGGAAAGCTAAAGTGAAAGTAGTCAGTAGCCCGAAGTGCCAACCCAAGTTCTTTCTTACTATCATAGTAGTTAACGGAACAACCATCGTAGCCGTTATCTTTAAGTATAAGGTATTTAACGCTCATTGCCTCGTTCTCCTTAAAAGCATCAATATTTTTTTGACTAATCATACTAAATCTCCATTTACAAAGTCAGGCCATACCTCGTCTTCTCGTTTAATTGTTATTGCCAAGTCCTCAAGTTGACCGTAGGCCTCAATGTGGCTTTCTGCGTGAGCTAAGTAGGAGTGTTCTCCGAATTCCCAATCCTTCAAGTCTTGCTGCATTGTTCTCATTACACTTTCTAGAACATCTAAAATTTCTTTATTTGTCATTGTTACTCTCCTTTTCCAAGATTTCTACCATACGGTTTGCATACCAAGCAATCTTCTTGGCATCTTGTAGTTTAGCATCTTTCTTACCAATGCGAAAAGAGTACTTGAATACGTGGCCCATAGTGTGCGCCTCAATGCCAGAGAGGTGTGCTAGAGCGTACTGCATGACATCCATATACTCCAACCCATCGGGGTGCTCCTCGTAGGCCTCTGGTGGGATAATCTTGTAGTGCTTCGGGTTGATAATCTGCTCCTGAGTCCACTTGTCCATCTCTTCAAACTTTCCGTGGAAGTCAAGAGCTTTCTCAGCAGACCTCTTCTTCTCTTCTTTATCAGCAAGCGTATTGTAGCTTAAGGCGTCTTGGAAGTCCTTGTAGCCATACTCATAAGGGTCGAGTTCTTCGACTTCACTGCTTTCTTTCTCAAGATACTCAGCATAGCCAAAGTTACCTGTTTCTGGTTCAACAATCTTCATACCATCTTCCTCTTGCTGCATAAGTTCATTCATAATACGACGTTCCACTCGGTTGTAGTTATTAAGCATTAGCCAGTCCGCCCACTGTTTGATTGATTCTCTTGATTTCAGATACTCTGATTTTTTACCAGCAACAGCATAAATCATAGATCCCGGGAGTAAACTACTCCATAAGTCTATTGCACCTTGAAAACTATCTGTTGTAAGGGTTACTTCCCCTGTCTTTTCAAAAACCTTATAGATCGGCGTCATTGTACTCTCCTGCTTTAAGCTCTTGTACTTTCATTTTAAGCTCGGCCTTGTTAGCAAATCCCATTGCTTGTGCTGCCATTTGTTCAGCATCATAACGACTAAAACCCGCATCATACTCTAGTATAGCTGTTCGCTCTTCAAACAAACCATCTAATTTCAAACCTTTTAGTTCTAACATTATACATAAGCCTCTATAATAGGGTG